TTGAATAACGTGAAATAATTAAATCGACTAAACTTTTTGGCGATAAAATAAGTACAGACCAAACAACCGAAACGAATATTTCAGTTGAAAGGCTTTCGAATTGGTTGTGTGTATATCGCCATAATTGGATTGCACACAAAACTACACCGATAACCAATGTTAACCAATGAACGATTTTATATCTTTTGAATTTGTTTTTTAGTTGTGTCATTATGGCAATGTTAATGTATATTTCAAAATTGAATATATTTGATATCCCCAGGATGCGTGTGCAAACGTATTTGGGTGATAATTTGGCCCTGCACCATGTTCAGATTTAAAAATAAATTGATTTGCATTTGGATCAGCAAGAAACCCTGGTTCATTTACTTCTCTATATGGAACAGCCCATGCCGTTGGTTGAACAAAGTAATTTGGACAATAAAAAACGTTGTTTGGTACATCTTCTTTTGCTTTTGCTGCTGTAATCAAGTTATACATTTTTGTATGCAAACTATCGCCAAGCATATTAATTCCATCTTTATCAAGCATCGGATATCTTTCCGTAAAATAAGTTCCAGCCGCATCGATGGTACTAATAATTATTTTACAACTTGGCAATTCACTTTGTATTTCTGCAATCATTAAATCAATATCACCAGACCAGTTTGCTTCAATATCATTAAAACCGAATTGAATTACAATGTGGGTTGGTGTGCATAAATCGTAAGCATTTACATCGGTAACTTCTGTTCCGGCCGTTGTACCAACCGACAACCTTGTAACACCATCATCCGCTAAAGTTTTATATCTTTCTAAATATTTAGTGACACTAAATTTAACAGTTCCCACTTTTGCAGAATCATAAAATCTATTTCCATCAGTTGCAAAATCTTTTGAATATAGAAAATCTCTTGTATTCCAACCACCTTTTCCTTCGGCATAAGCCTTAACGGTATTTCCTTCAACGTCAAAAGTTCTTGAATCATCAACACCCATCGACAACATTTGATGTCCAGAAGAACCATTGTTCAAGTAATCTTGATAAAATAATTTTTTAGTATAAGACCAGAAAGCGGTTGGGTTGTTTGTTGTTACCGAAGTTGGTCGGTTCGCCAAGAAAGCACCGGTAACACTATCACCAATAAATAATACTTTCGGAAAATCAGACACACCAACACTTGCTTTTGTTGATATATGATCAAATTCAACCGTTATATCATTAACATCACCGGTAACAACTTCAGAAACGGCAGTAGTTAAAACATCAACCCCACCATTATAATTCGAATTATCATCTTCAATCGGTGAAAATATTGGTAATTTATCATCATTTGTTTTTTCCCAAACTAAATTTTTGTATTCTGTAAGGTTTACTAAATGATCCGTATATAAAACGGCCGAATAGTTAACAGAATCAAAACCAGAATCAGTTTGAACAATATCGTTACAAACTGTATAAATTTTATCTGGTTCAACGTTTGATTGACTGGTTTTAGGATAAACGGTATCTAATATTTTTTTACCTAAATAATCAATATTTTGGAAATATACCGGAAATGTCCATGAATCGGTGTTTGTGATTGTTGGAACTCTTGTTATTGTAGTTATATCTGTATCATCATCAACGATATATCTGTCAGCATAATATGTTCCAGTTGGATCGTTGTTATCATATTGAAACGTTAATTTATCGGCCGCATTAACACAACCCCATGCGATATACAAATCATCACCAGCGTTTAATTCTAAGTTTGGAATATCAACATTATACATACAATCGGCAGCCAAAGTTGCAGTTGTTTGAGCATTTAACCCCCAGGCAACTAATTCTGCATTTGTGATCGTTACTTCATAAAAGAAAACCCCATTTAACCCTATTTTTACAATAATATCACCAACCAAATCAACACCATCGTAATTTTTACGGAACGGCAGTTGAATTCTGTTTTGAATTGTTGTTTCGGTCATTATAAATCTTACGGCATGATATCTTTCGTCATAAGCGTTATTGATATTCCATGCAGTATTTTCTGAAGGTTGTAAAACCGTTGTTATATCACCGGTTGTTTGTCCGTATTTTTCATTTGTTGAAACTCGAATGTCTAAAATATCAACATCTTCGTTTGTTTCGTTTAATTGATTCCCAAAAACATTATCTTTTGAATCAACCGAAATTGTTGGTTCATCTACAAAAACGGAAAAATCTAAACCAGCGGCATCGTAGTCCATTCCGGATAAAGCCGTTGCATCTGGAATTTCATCCCATTTCACAAGTATTTCAGCAGTAATACCACTATTATTATTTTCGGATAACGTTATTTTTTCAACGTTTGCGGATGGTGTGTAACTTGTTTCAATCCAATTAGCCACCGAAGTACCAAAAGAACCCCCAACGATAGGAAATATACTAACTCGCCATTCATTTGTTCCGGTTTCATTTTTTTTGACAATTGCTATTGAATATTCACTATTTTTATCCGCACCAAAAACACGACAATTTAAAAATGCTTGTGAAATAGCATCGTTAACAACTGCCCCTGGTTGAAAAACCTTCGTTGTTGCGTTAAATTTGAATATTCCATCACTATCAACTGTGTTTGAACTTCCTTCAGTTGGTTGTGTGTCAAGTGTTAAAGAAATAGGAATATCAACCTTACTGAAAACCGTTTGAGTTCCAGAAACAATAATTATAACGATATTATTAGTAACATCAACCACCAACGAACCAGCGTTTGTGTATGTTCCAGATTCACTTGCAAAATACCACCCATCCGCCGAAGGTGTATCTGCAATCGCCAAAGAACCTTGAAACGAAACATCACCGGATGTATTTATTACCGTTGCGAGTTCTTGAATTGTGTTTTTGGTTGCCAATCCATTAGCATCAGCCTTCGCAAAGAAATCGGTTAAATTTACAGATGCCGTTGCTAATTCGTTTATTTTTATTGTACTCATTTTATGCCGTTATTATATCGTTATTATTACCATCTTGAATTGTATTTCCGGAACCATCTTGTAAAGCGTAAACCTTGCCACTTGTTGAAGTTGGTTGTCCATATCCTAAAATTTCTCCGCTGAACGAAACATATTCATCAATCGAAGAACCACTTGAAAGGCCAACAATGTAACCTTGCCCACTATCGACAAATTGAGATTCATCATCTTTGATTTGCCAATTTATCAAAGTTCGGTTTCGTTTTAAATCTCTTAATTTGTCTAAACTCACTTTCGTAAAATCCCCCTTTGCAAATAAGGTATTAATGATCAATCCTTCAAAAGATATTGTAAAGCCTTGATTCAATACCGCATAAGTTTTCCATCCAGCGTTGTCACGTGTTGTTGTTTCCAAAGTATCGATATTTTCTTCAAAACTATTGGAAGTCAAACACGCAATTGGCAAATATTCGCCATCAATTTGAATGTACAAAATATTATTAGTTCCATTTATAAACATACCTACAAATATAAATAAAATTTATTTAACTTTTTATTGTTGGTTCTACAACATTACCATAATCGAATGTTTTTTTATAATCGATATCAGAAATAATATCTTCATCTAACAATTCCCTAAATACGGCCGATATTATTGCGTTTTTAACATCATATTGATATGAAATTGGCAAATAACTTCCAGTCACGTTATTTATCGTTACAACCGATAAACAATCGAAGAATCCAAACACGTCACCACTAAATAAAACAGATGGTCTTGCATACATTTTCATCCGTTCTTCACCAACCATTCGAAGTATTGGTATATCTTCTGTATTGCCCTTTCTTCGCCATGTTTTTGTAAGTGTAGTTGAATCGCTTTCGTAAATTGCACCTAAATAAATATCAGCATTTAAATCGCCGTTATTTAGTTTTTTAGTTGTTTCGATTTTTGCGCTTGGCCTTGTTGTTCGTTGGAACGTGTGGTTTTCCCCTTCAATATTACTATCAGTTGCAACAAAAACCAATCCGGCACGATTTACTTGTATTGTTCCGGTTGTTGTTATCGCTGGTGTTACATCAACAACCGTTGGCGTGTGTATTTCTACATAAATATCACCATCTATTGGTGCTGCTGGTAATCGAAACCCTTCACCCAATGTTCCCCTTGTTATTCCTTCTTCGTCAATTCCGAAAAATTGTAATAAATCATCCGTTGTTGACCATTCAATGGTTCGACTACTTGCACCAGCGTATGTAACTTTCAAATAATACGTTGTCGTTCCGTTTGTCAAGATAACCTTGAAATTAAAATTCGCATCGTACCCCAATTCACTATCCGGATCGCGTGTCATTTGTGTAGTTGTAAAATTTAAATCAAGATCGAATACATCTCCAGCCGTTACCGAACTTGTTGCAGAAGTTAAATTCAAAACACCGGTAATTGAATCAAAATCAAAGAAAACTGAATTATTATTTAACGTTAGATTATCAGATGAATCGATTGTCCAATCTGTTATGGTTGTACCATTGTTTGATAAAACTGCATTTGATGTAATGGATTTAACGAATCCGTATTTAAAATTGATTCTATATGCACCGATTGAACTTTGAATTGTTTTTTGTTGGTTTCCGTTAATGTGATGAATTGCAAACGAATCGATTTGTGAACCAATAGATTCAGATAAATCAATTGTTGTTGTTGAAGGTGTATTTGCATCACCATTTGAATCGTAACTGAAAAACGTAATGTTTGACGTTGTTTTCAGCGTATTGGTTTTAAATATTACCCATTTGTCACGATATGAAATAATCGATGCACCAAAGATATCAAGAACGCTTCGTAATACTTCGTCACAATTCATAATGGTTTCACCATCATCTTTTACGAATCTATCTGAATTAAAATAAACGTTATCTAAAGTATCAAGCGTTTGCGTTAAATCGGTGTAAAATATATCAACATTTACTAATATATCTTTTAAAACCTTTGTTCTTTTTAGGCAATTAGCAGCGATTTTGATTAACTTTTGACGGCCGGTAAAAATAAGCCCAGTTGTATCGTTTACATAACTTAAATTCTGTAAATAGCCTAAACCATCAGAACATTGGAACGAAATCACCCATTGATTTTCAACGAAGTTTTCAAATATATCTTCTGGATTTATCCAACCTTTAAAAAGTGTATTTCCGCCGGTTGTATATTCAACGGTAAACGTTCGTTCATCTTCAGAATAAAGGTCAGAAAACGTTAAATCTGGATTTGCTTCAAGGTCAATAACCAGGCCGGATGGTCTTATTGATTGCATCGGATCATCAACACCAACATAAGTCAACGAACAAGTTCCATAAATTTGTGTTTCAGTACCAACAAAATTTGAATCACTTATTTCAACTCTATGTAATACTTCCTTTACATCGGTAAATTCGAAATAATATTTTAATGCCATTAATCAAATTTTAAAGTTCCCCCTAAATTTCTATTTTGTCGTAATGTATTCGATAATACACCAACTAATTTTGTACCAGCGATT